GCTCTACCTCAAAAAGGTGCGAGGAACAGACTGAGAAGTCTACCTCGACTTTTATTGAGAGGCCCCTTTCCCAGGGCTTGACGTTCAGAGGAACGTCCCTACGCTATTTACCTGAAAGCATCCGCCTTCCCGACTGCGAAGTCCAGAAGAACGATCCTGCCACCACTTGGCATGATTTCAACGACTGCAAAGTCGAGATTCATTCCCAAGGCAAGCAAGCCGACTGCGAAGTCCCTTGCTGTGGCGTACACAAGAAACCCCATGACACTTTCCAACCTATCTGGAAGGTCCCTTCGACTGTGAAGTCGCAATCGACTTTCCCCCATGAGACAGTATCTCCGTTGATCACTGAACCTTATGAGGTGTTACCTCGTTTCATTCCCCGCAAACCGCGCTCCAAGCATTGTCCGTTCACGGCTTTGAATGGTATTCGTAACTGCTGTGCTCAGCACACAAATCTCGATATGCGCACCGCTGCCGACCCCCGCTTTAGAGCTTTGTTTGAATACAGAGTCGAGAATGCTGGGCTCTGTCTTATTGATGACTGCCCGTTCTGTTCCAATGTAGGACCTAACGTCATCACACCACAGATGCTTCGCTCCGTTGCCAACGCTGTTCTCCCAACTAACGTTGTCAAGCTCGCCTATGATCCAAATCCTGTTGACTCGATTTTTGGCGCCCCTGGCCTCACGGCCTCATTGGCCCAAAATCTTGCTCAAGCAGCAGATTCGAATCTCACCGCTAATGCTTCTGCAGCTGCAGGTGCCTTTGCCGCATCTGGCGTTTCTGCCGATGTGAGCAATCTTGCCACCCGCCTTGTTTCTTTGTGGGATACCGTGTCCGCTCACCTCGCTACAGGTGCTCAATTTGCCACGCGTCACGCTTCCTCACTCAGCATTGCCATTGTCACTCTTGCCCTTTGGGCATCATCCAAAGTGGTTGGCTCTGCTGTGGAACTGCTCAAACAGCTCTCTCAAGCTTGCCAGTTTCTTGCTGCAATGGGCTTCACTGCCTTTTCAACACTTTCTGGTCTTGCATCTCAACTGCTCGCCTATTTCTCCCAGCGATCCATGCCTAATTCCAATGCTGGTATTGATAAGCGCTCAGCCGACGTGCATATCGAGTCGCATGTAAAATCTTCCAAACCTTCTTATCGTCCTAGCGAACCTGATGGAATGTGCGCCATTTTGGCTGCCGTTTTCCTCATGGCTCTCCCGGACACTCGCAAAGCTGGGGCTGCTTCCATTGCCCTAGCCATTTCGCGTGCCACCGCTCTTGCCTCCGGTCTTCGTACCGTGAAGCACGGCCTTGCCTGGCTCGCTAAATGTTTGCCCAATGAAATCCAACAATTTCTCGTGCTTAATGCCGGCTTTACCGTCGACATTGACATCTACGATGAGTACAAAGATCTTTTGATCGAGGCCAACGCTTTCAACCTCCGCTATAAGCAGGAGGGAGCTCGCGTCCTTCGTGATGTCCACTTCTGTGAGAAAATCACCAAGGTTTACGCCATTCTCAAAGAACAGATGCCTGAAGCACTCGCTGACGCCTGCGTCGGTAGCGCAACTCGCTCCATCGTCACTGGCATTCTCCGCGAAACCGAAGCCTATATTACTGAAGCTAATGAAGTCGTCGATTCCGGGGGCGTCCGTCAACCTCCAGTTGGCCTCTATTTTTGGGGCCCTCCTGGTATTGGCAAGTCCTCCTTTATCGATTGCCTCGCCGCTGCTTTGTATCCTGAGCTTCACGCCGGCGGCCGAACCTACGGTCGCAACTACTCCGATTCTTACTGGTCTAAGTACCACGGTCAACCTTTTGTTTATATTGACGACTATGGCACTGCTACCGGTGAGGTTGCCGGGGAGCTTACCCGTGAGGTCATGCAATTGATCTCTTCCGTTCCTTATGGCCTCAACATGGCCAGCGTCCTCGAAAAAGGCATGCCCTTCAGCTCGGAGGTGCTTCTTTGCACTTCCAACACACCTATTTGGTCCAAGCATGAAGGCATCACTAACCAGGATGCGTTCGTTCGGCGCTTCATTTCGTTCCACGTCTCTCTCCGTAAAGGCTGGGCCCACAACAAGAAGCTCAACGAAGCCAAGTTCAATGCTCTTCCGCCTGAGGAGCGCGCTATGTGCCCGCACCTCAAGTTCACCCGTTATGAGCAACGTGCCAAGCCCGGAACTGATACATTTCATGTTGTCAAGACCCGGGATGAGGATCTTACCCTCAAGGACGTTGCCGTCATCGCTCGCGCCGGGTTGATCAAGAACCGTCTTTTCAAAGAGAATCTCACTTCCACTAATGAGATATTTGCGAAACGTATGGAGACTATCTTCCTTGGTCTTGAAGAGAAGCACAAAGAAGCCTACCCTGAAGAGGAGGCTAAAGTGCACTCCCAAATGCAACGCCAAGGAAACTTTTTTGACAACTTAACTCGACCCAAAGCAATTTCTCAGCTAGCACCTCTTGCCGAGTCGAGCATTGCGCTCAACCGCGCGGCCTCTGGTTCTAGCCCTGCTTGGGCCATTGTTCCGCCTCGTCGTGTTTCAGCTTCGACGCCTGATGCTCCTCCTACCACCAGAGCTAGCAAGCACCGTGGCAAAGGCTCGTACGAGAACCGCCAATTTCTTCGCGGGAACGGTCCTGCCCTTGTTCCACAAGGCAAGCCTAACCATCAGAAGGAGGAACCAGCCATTATTGCTGCCTCTCAGGCTGCTGCCAAAGCGCTTGATGGGTGCAAGTCTGTGGGTGACTTCCCGGAAGCACCTGCTCCTCGTAGCATCGCCGATCCTCTTCCCGAAGGAATTAAGGAACGCGTTGCTGCCCAGCAGGGCGCTATCTACAACCTCAGCCTTTCAGCTGCACGCAAGATCCTCCTGGATCATCCCAAGTCTGCCCCTCCGATTATTGATCCGGAGTTGAGCCGCTACACCCGTGTTTCAGAATTTCTTTTCGCCCAGCGCGATAAGTTTGTTGCCGGAATCACGCAAGCAACTAACAATCTCGACTTCAATCTCATCGGCAAGGTTCTCGCAGGTTTGGCCACCGCTGCAGCTACTGGCTATGCCCTCCATTCTTTCCTTTACTCCAATTCTGAAGACACGTCTGATGATGAGGAGGAGGAACCTTCTTTTCTCTTCTCTCAAAAGAGGAAGTACGACAAGGACAAGAAGCGCAACAAGCGCAACTACAATGTCCGTCGTGGAAAGGGGAACAATTGGAACACAGGTTACACTGATGATCGTAACATCACCACGGTTTTCCGTAATGGTGAAATTTACCACGAGTCTCACATTGCTGCCGCTGTTAATCAGCCTTCCGCTACCGCTGCTCTTGCAGAGGCTAACAAGCAACGTGCGATGTACACAAACATCTACAACAACACTGTGTCGCTCAACAACTCCTATGGCAATCTCTTTGGCTTTATTGTTGAAGGGACCACCCTGATCACGAACCACCATTTCTTCCGAAAGCGGTCTGGCGACGGTTCGGGTGTCGTCTACCTCGACGATGGCGAGTATTTCCGCGTTAAGTGCGGTGACATTGTCTACACCGAGCGTTTTAAGGTGGATCGCCTTTTCACCATGCCCGAGGATAAAGGTCTCCATGAAGACATCGTTGCGTACGATTTGTCTTCTAAGTTCCCTGTGAAGCCTGATATCACCAAGTACTTTGCTACTGCGGCTGAAGTTGGCAAGTTCAAGCACACGGATGAAGCCTATTTCCTCCGCCCCAACACCGACCCTGATGATCGCATCTCCCGGTTGAGGCACCTAGAGCACTCGCTTGAACGCGAGTCCTGGGCGTCTTTCCCTGGGGAGGCTCCGGACACCTATGTTTCTGAATACTTCACTTATGAAGCCAAGAGCAATGGTGACTGTGGCTCTCTCATCCTTGTTCCCGTCGATGGCCCTGGCAAGATTTACTCAATGCACATTGCCGGTCGCCGTGAACACGGAGTCGTTTCTGGAATGGGGCTTGTTCTCACCCAAGAATTGATGCGCGATTTCATCCATCACGTCCATTCCAACGGCAATCACATTCAGTCGCAGAACTTTGATCTGCCCTGTGAAGTCGAGGAGGCCGAGCATTTCCCTGAGTTCAAGGGAGATTTCGAGCCCATCGGCAAGATTGTCGGCAAAGCTGGTGGTCTTGCTTCTGCAACGAAGCTTGTCCCCAGTCCCATTATTGGAGACCCAATCTTTGACGACGTTGACTACGCTCCTGCAGTCCTCGGAGGAAAAGATGCTCGTAGCCAGGGTCACTCCGCCATTCAGATCATTATGAAGGGTGTGAGCAAAGGCGGTGAGCCCATCCTCGACTTTCTTCAGGAAGATGTCGATGCAGCAACTCAAGATCTCATTGAGGTCATGGATTCTCATCCGACCACCTGTGAGGCCCGCCCTCTTTCACTTACCGAAGCTATCAACGGCGGTGAAGATTATCCTTTTATCTCGCCATTGCCAATGAACAGCTCGGAAGGCTTCCCTTACGTTCTCCGACGTCCGTTTGGGGAGAAAGGTAAGCGCTGGGCCTTCTCAGAAGTTACTCCTGAAGACCCCGTCCGACGCTGCGAAAACAAACAGATGCTGGATGACTTCCATTCGTTTGATCAATTCATTCGTAATGGGGTCCGTCCTCCTTTCATCTACTCGTATGTGCTCAAGGACGAACTCCGCACTGGAGCCAAGAACGCTGAGCTTAACACTCGTGTGATCTGCTGTTCTCCAGTTGTCAAGACTCTCTTGATGCGACGCTATTTTGGCGCTTTCAACAACCATTTCCAGAGCTCTTATCCCAACACCTATTCGGCTGTGGGGATGAGTGTCTTTTCCAAGGATTGGGATGATATGATTCGCCGTTTGCTTCGTATTTCCGCCCAAGGTTTTGATGGAGACTACAAGAAGTTCGAGCGTTATCTCAGTGCCCAGCTTGCTGAAGCCATCCTCGAGACCATTGAGGCGTGGTATCGCCAACATGGCAATCCTACTGAAGAAGAGCGAGTCGCTCGTCACACTCTCATGATGTGCGTGCTCCACACCATCTGCAAAGTTGGCCCGTATCTTTTCTGGAAGCATTTCAACAATCCTTCAGGAAATTATCTTACGGCGCTGATTAACACCCAGCTTGGTGCCCTTCTCATGCGTATTGCCTGGCGTGTCCTCGCCCGTGCTTCTGGCCATTCTGAACTCCAGGATATGTCGTGCTATCGCCGCCTTGTCGGTGACAAGTACTATGGGGACGACAACATTATGTCTGTCAACCCTAAGGTCTCTGCATGGTTTAATTCTCTTACGATTGGTTCCATGTTTTCGGAGCACAAGATCACCTACACTCCTGCTAACAAGGATGACAATTTGTCCACTGTTATGAAGCCGGTCTTAGACCTTAGCTTCCTCAAGATGACTACTATCAGCCCTAAGCAATCTCCAATTCCTGGTGTCAGCTTCTATGGCGTCACTGAACAGGACTCAATTCTCAAGTCCCTCATGTACGTTTCCAAGGAGCTTGATCCTCTCGAAGCCATCGAGATGAATGTAGACGACGCACTCCGTCGCACCTTCACTAAGGGAGAGCTGTTTTTTAACCAGTTCCGTGGCATCCTCTGCAACGCTCTTAAGCAATGCGGAAGCACTCACCCCGTTATTACTTATTGGGGTTGCCGCGATTTGTGGCTACGTGGGTCTCTCGAAGTGTTTGCTGACGGTCCCGGTGTCATGACAGCCTTTCACGACGAGTTCATGTTTGTCGCCCCGCGCGCCAAGTTCTCGCATTCTTCGCCTTTTTCCGATCTGTGGAAGCCCACTGGCAAGCTTATCTTCGCTCAGATAGACCGCAAGGAGAAGGCCGACAAGCCACCTCCTCGGGTTCCTGCCTATACCGGCCTTTATAAGCTGTTTGGCATTGAGCTCCCTCAGCCCACTCCCGTCCAACCAGAGGAGAACAAAGAGCCCGCTCCGGCTAGCTCTGGAAAGCAAATCTGGTCCCAGATGGAAACAGCTAATTCTCTTGTTTCAGATCAAGCACCTCCTGACATCCAGGCCCCCGTTCCTTCGACCGAGATTGCCCCTGAGGAGACCGCCCAGCCCACCCCGGCTCGGCCCCTTCCCTACGCTTCGGCTCGGGATTGCATCCGCAAGTATGCTCCCTGTCGCCGCTCCCAAGGCATTCAGGAGGGTAGTACCTTTCCAGTTGGGCAGGCTTACCTTCCCTCGATTTCCATCACAGAAATCGGTAGACAACTGTGCGGACCATTGGCTTGGTGGGGCGCACCCTTCCGAGTATACAAGGGTTCTACGCGCTATCAAGCAGCAGCTAACATTAACGCCGCAATTTCCTTCACCAGCACGCCATTTTCAGACATCTCTCTTCTGGGCAAAACTTCTTATCGTGACGGCGTCAAGTACTTGGCTGGTATGGCTCCTTTTACTGCTGGTCGCTCAGACATCGGTCTTATTGGCTTCCAGACTCCCTATGTCACTCCTTACCATCTGCTCAAGATTCCCAAGACTGAGTCAGATCTTACAGGAGATCAGAAGGTTTACCACTCTGCTGGTGACATCTGTGCCTACGTGGTGGATGCTGGAGCCGATGAGGCTTTCGGTGCACTTTGGTGTTCCGGAGGTGACGACATGCGTTTTGGATACCTTTATCAGGTCCCAAGTGTGCAAGTCGCTGCCGATACTTTTGCTCCTCACTTTCAAGAGGACACTGTTGTTGTGACGGAAACGATTACCCTCAACCATGTCCCCGGAACTGTGAGTGCAGACGTTACTCAACAGAATCTAATCGATTGGACTATCCAGACCACACCTGCTGGTTTGGACAATGTCATGCCAACTCAGTTGGTACTTTTGGCTTCTGAACTTACCAACGACCAGCTCATCGCCTT